GGTTGTGGCCCTTGACTCGGAGTTTCCGGACGAGGTACTTCTTCGTGCGGGGCTTGTAGCCGTACCGCTGCTCCGCCCCGCCCTCAAAGTGCCGTTTCAGCATGCCGGCGTGCCAGTGCTCGATCGCCGCCTCCATCGCCGCGTTGATCGCCGGCCGGACGTCCTTGAATACCTGGTCGGGCGCGCCCTTTTTCGTGACGGTGATCTCGATCACAGTTCGGCCCATCCGATCTGCCAGGTCGCGGCCACCAGGTCGAGCTGCCCGGCCTGGACGTCCTCCGGCGGCATGCGGCCGGGGCCTGTCCGCAGGGAGAACCGCACGAGCTTCAGTTGCCCCGCGCGGCCGTTGAGCTCTTCGAGGTCCTCGAAGATCGCGCCGGCGGAGTTCATAAAGTCGAGCACGGCGTCGGCGTCGCCGGCGTGGCCCGCGACCGCCTCCAGGAGCAGCGTGAGGCTGCCGCGGTGAAACCAGTAATCCTCGTCCGCCGTCTGCTCCTGGCCCTCGATCTCGGCGTCGAATCCGACCACCGCCAGGGGGCGGTTCGCCGCGCGGGCCGTCCGCCACGCCGCGTCCGTCTGGCCCTCGGCCTGGGCGGTGTCGGAGAAGGCCACCAGGTGAATCCTCGCCGCCGCCGCGGCGATCCCCGTCGCCGTGCCGAGGTCGCCCGGGGCGACTCCCACCCACGCCTGGAACGCCTGGCAGGTCGAAAGCAGCGTCTTCATCGCCGCCAAGACGCTGGAGAAGATGTTGGCCGCTGTGACCGTCATCGGCCGCCCCCCTCGAGGTAAGAGCCCGGCGTCCCCTGGCGCCGGCGGCTCTGGCGGACCAGGCGGAGCATCGCCAGTCCGCGGCCCTTCCACTCGACCAGGTCCACGACCCATCCTTCCGCGGCGACGGTCACCGCGTCGCCGACGGCCGGAGACGGAATGCCGCCGACGGCGTCTGTGCGGATGATGATCGAGCGGCTCGCCGCGTCGTGCCGGGCGTCGCCGGAGTCCGTGCGGTCGGCGAACACCGGCTCCAGGACGGCGTTGAGAGTCGCGGCCGCGCCGCCGGACGGCGTGTAGGTGACAGATTCGGACGGGGATTCGTCCGCCTCGGCGTCGAAGGCCGTCGCGTCCAGGTCCGCCGCCAGTATCTCGTCAATCTTGGCCACGGCTTCCTTTCTCTGATCCGAGTTCGATCAAGGCCCGCACCAGCAGGCCCTTCAGGACCCGGTCGCTGGCCCCCGCGTCGAACTGCCGCTTGGCGAGCAGGTACGTCTCGCTCGTTTGCAGGCGGGCGACGGCGTCCTTGTAGACGACCGACCGCTCGACGCAGGTGTCCGCCACGAGTTGGCACCACCGCAGGTCCGTCATCGCGTGATCGCCTCGCGGCCCCGGGCTCAGCCGGCGGAAGCGTCCGTGCCGCCGCCGGCTTCGCCAGGGCCAGTCGCGAGGATGGCTCGTCAGGCTACGCGGCGTCGGAACTGAGCTTGTAGGCCGCCAGGTCCGCCTCGCAGATCAGGATTTCGTCCGTGTCGTCCCGCATCCGCACGATGTCGCTGCGGACGGGCTCGTCGCGGTAGCTCTCCATCACCGGCAGCACCGGGCTGTCGGCCGTCCAGAGCATCGTCCGGGCGACGCAGGGCATCTCCAGCGGATCGCCCTCGCGGGCCAGGTAGGCCAGCATGCAGACGCCGGCGGTCCATATCTGGGTCATCGTCTCGGCGACGCCCTCTTCCTTGGAGTCGTAGGCCCCGCCGCAGACGAGGACCTCGCGGATGCCGAGCATGGCCGCCACGAGTGCCGGCGACAGGAGGGCGGGCTGGACGCCCGGGTACGTGTACTGTATCTTGGCCACCACCTGGGCCGTCGCCAGGAGCTCCCGCATCTCCGCCCGGGGAATGACGAGCGAGAGTTCGCTGCGGGGCAGGCCCGTGTTGTCCTCCAGCGTCTCCATGCCGGTCAGGAGGTAATTGAGGGGCAGGGCCTTGGCGGTGTCCGACCACGCGACCGCCGACAGGTTCGTCGTGAAGCTCGCCGAGTTGAGCGTCAGGGCCGCCACTCGCCGCTCCCACGCCATCAGGATCTGGTAGCGGAGTATCCGCGTCGCCGCCTGCTCGGCGTCGATGAAGGTCCGGTACCGCTTCACCCGCCGGTCGTCCAGCGGGTACTCCAGGCCGTGCTCGTCGCAGGAGAACGTCCCCTGCCCGAACTCGCCGGTGATCCGGGTGTAGCCGGCCCCTTCCTTACGGTCCGTCTTGGCGGGCTTCTTGAAGCTCTCCCGGTTCAGGATCGGGAAGTTGCCCGTCTGCTCGCCCACGGGGAAGATCGGGGCCACGCGGGGGCCGATGAACATGGTCACCGCCCGCTCGGCGTCGAACTCCTGCGCCACTTCCGACAGGTCGCGCCGGAGCGTCACGCTCGTCGATTCCGGTCTCATTGCTGATTCCTTTCAGCTACGCCGACGGCGCGGCGGGGTCCGCCCGCCTCCTCCGCCGGCTTGTGGAAAAACCAAGTGAAGTCCGCGCCGAAATCCATTTCGGCGTCGATTGCGTTTTCGCGTCGAAAGGCATCGACCGCCCGCCGCACGCCCCAGTCCGGGCCCTCGGGGTTGTCCCAGTCGTGGCCGCAGAGCAGGCCGCCGGGCCGGAGCTTCGGCCACCAGGCGTCGACGTCGGAGCGGCAGCCGGCCTCGGAGTGGTCGGCGTCGATGAAGACGAAGTCGAGGCTCGCGTCGGCGACCCTTTCGGCCATCTCGACCGACAGGCCGCGGAGGATCGTCCGCCGCTCGGCGGCGAACTGTGTCCCCTCGACGGCCTGCCGCAGGCAGGCGACCATCTGGGCCGTGGTCTGGCCGGCCGCCTCGTCGGCCGAGAGGGCGTAGCGGCTGTCGGCCGCGAAGCCGAACCAGGCGTCGACCATGAAGAGCGTCTCGAGGTTCGGCAGGGCCGCCAGGAGCCTCGCGGAGGTCTTGCCGGCCAGGACGCCGACCTCGGCGCCACGGATCGGCCGCGAGCCGAACCGCTCCGCCAGGCGTCGGGCCAGTTCGTCCGCCCTGTGTCCCGTGGGGATTTCCTGCACCATGCGGCGGATCGCTTCCTTGCCCGCCGGGCCGGTCCAGTGCAGGACCGTCTCGTCCGCCGGCTCCCGGCCGCAGAGACGCAGCCATTGGAAATCGTCCGCCAGCACCGCCACGCGCGGATCGTCGGCGTCGGCCACCCAGCTCAGGGCTTCCTGGTCGCCGCGGTGGCGGCCCGGGTGCTCGATGATCTCCGAGGCCCATTCCTCGATGAGCTTCTCCCCGTGGCGCACGGCCACGACGCCGGTGTTGACCGGCCTCTTCGACCGGCACCAGGGATTGAGCCGATCGAGGGAGGCGGCGAAACCCTTGTCGCCGACCGCGTCAAAGGCCCTGGAAACGTCGCCGCGGACCTGGCAGTCGCTGTCCAGCCACAGGATCTCGTCGAACGGGGCGTGGAGGATCGCGGTGGGCTTGCGGAACCAGCCCTCCAGCCGGCAACAGGGGAACGTCAGGAGGTCGCCACGCTGGCGGCACCACTTTCGGCCCGCGTCGGAAAGCCCAAAATCCGCGAAGGCGATCGGCAGGTCGCGGTTGGCCCGCCGCAGGTTGGCGAACCACCAACCGAGCACCCACTCCGTCTTTTCATCGGCCCCCGTGACGACGCCGCGCGGCTGCCGCTTGCCGCTGGTTTGCCAGAGGGCGTGCTCGGCCTTGTAGGAGTGAATGCGGACGTGGCCGGAGGTGTCCGGCACGCCCGCGGCGATCCGCCGGAGGGCCTCGTCGAGCGGGACGTATTCCAGGTGCTCGTTGGCCGCCGAGCCTTCGGTCGCCGAGAGGAGTTCAATCCCCGCCTGCTGGGCCCGCAGGCGGAGCATCGGCAGGCTGAGGACCTGCTCGGCCATGAGCCAGCGGTTCGTGTCCCGCTGCGAGCCCGTCAGTTCCCGCCCGTCGTGGTAATCGCTCGGGCCGCCGAAGTCGCAGCCGACGAGGTAGATCCGCCTCGCGCCCATCCACAGGCAGACGTGCAGTGCCGCGTGGAAGGTGTTGCCGCACCAGCAGAACTCCGGCTGGTCCGCCAGGCGGTCGAACATCTCCGCCGGCCGTGCCCACTTGCCGTCGTGGCCCTGGAGGAAATAGACGCCCTGGCATTCCTTGACGGCCCGCCCGTAGAAAACATTCTCGGAGTAGCGGCTGCCGAAGACCTTCGGCCACGGCCGCCAGAGCAGGTCGCCGGCGTAGCATTCCGGCGGGTCCAGGCCGACCCAGACGTCGGGGCGGACTTGCGGGTAGGCCGTGTTGACGGCGACGACGACGGCGCCGGGGACGTGGAGGTCCGCGTCGCGGACGTCCGAGAGCGACGGGCCCGGGCAGCAGAGCAGGAAGTCCGCGCCGGCGTTGTCCCGCCGCAGCGTCCGCTGCTCGAAGGCCCGGCCCGTCCATTGCCACAGCGCCATCGTCGTTCCGCCAAAAATCAGGTCGCGTCAGCTCGCCATGAGGCCGGCGGCCCGCAGGGCGGTCAGGATCGCGTTGATGCGGTTGCCCAGGACCGCCAGGTTGTTGTTGGTGCGGGTGAGGATCAGGTTGAGCTGCGTGCTCGTGACCTTCAGGTTGTTGTTGACCGCCGTCGTGAGCGTGGCGATGTCGGCCCGGTTCTGGTTCGCCAGCTCCGCCACAACCCGGAGGTTGTTGCGAATCTGGGCCGATTGGGCCGAGGTGCCGCCGACGGTGTTGATCTTCACCAGGGCGGGCGTGCCGCCCGTCGTGCCGCCGAGGGTCACCTGCTTGGTCAGGGCCTCGCCCGTCTGCGTCGCCAGGACGTCGACGTAATGCTCCGTCCCGCCCGTGGTGCCGCCCGAGTCGTCGTCGATCCGGGCCGTGGCGGTCGGGTTGAGCAGTTCCGTCCCGCCGGTCGTGCCGCCCGAGTTGTCGTCGATGCTGGCGACGGCCGCGGCGCCGGCTTCCAGGGCGGCCGACACCGGGATCGCCTCGATCACGGCGCCGGTGGCGGAGGCCGCGTCCAGGCCGTAGGCGACCTTGTCGCCGCTCGCCGTGTCGGCGAGGTAGCCCGAGGCCGCGGAGTAGAGGAAGCAGTTGGCCGTGGTGGCCTCGTTGACCTGGACCTTGAAGGTGCCGGGGGCGCCCCAGAGCTTGACCGTCACCTTGGCGGCGTTCGCGGCCACCTCCTGCGTCACGCCGACGCCCTTCTCACCCGCGCCGGCGTAGACCACCTGCCGGTCGTTCGCGGAGTCGAGCTTCACCTGCCGGAAGGCCGCCAGGGCCTCGCCGGCGGTGAAGGTCACGAATCCCACATCGTTCTGTTGCGACATGTCTGAATCCTTTCAGTCAGTTGCGTTCGGTTGCGCCGTTCTCTCTGCGCCCGCGGCCGTCCGTGGCCGTGCCTGCCGGCAGGCAGGCGGCGGGCAAAGTCAGACCCGCGGGCGTTTCAGCGGCCCGCTTCCGTCCACGCCTTGTGCGACTTGGGGAAGTTCACCGCGGCGTCGCGGTGGGCCTCCGAGGGCCTTCTGCCCGCCTTGACGGCGGCGTCGACCGCCTTCTGGTACGTCTCGGGCCTGCCGTCGTCGGCGGGGTGGGCCTCGCCGGCCTTCGCCGCCTCGACGAGTTTGAGGTCGTCGTCGCTCGGTTCCACCGCCACCGCCTTCTGGCCGCCCTTGGCGATCGCCGCGAGCCGCGCGTTGGCGTCCGCCAGCTCGGCCTGCAACCCGGCGACCTTGCCCTGGAGGGCCGGCACGAGCAGCGACATCGCCTCCTTCTCGCCGCAACTGCCGTCCGCCTGGGCCTGGGCGATCAGGTCCGGGTAGGCCGCCAGTACCCTGGCCACCGCCGCGCAGCGGTTGCGTTCGGCCTCCGTCGCTTCCTGCCGGGCCTTCTGGAGGTCCTCGCTCGTCAGCGCGGCGGGCTTCGTGTCTTTGCTGTCTGCCATGATCGTTTCCTCTTCGAGCTGGTCTGTGGTCTCTGCGCCAGCCTCCGGCCCCAGCTCGTCCGGCCGTCTCGCCGCGCTCGTTTCGTTCGCTTGCCTCTGCGTCTGCCGCCTCGCGGCCGCCAGGGCCTGCGAGAGGGTCTTGACGCCGTCGATGAGCTTCAGGTCCGCCGCCTCGCGGCCCACGAAGGTCCGTCCGTCGGCGATCGCCAACAGCGCCTCGCGGTCGAGCCCCGCCTCCAAGCGTCCCCGCAGGACGGCGTCCAGGAAGAGCTGGTAAAAACGGTCGTTCTCCGCCTGGAGGGCCTCCAGGTTCGCCGCCGTGATCGCGACGCCGAACTCGCCGACTCCCTTGTGCTCGCCCGAGCGGATGATGTGGAACGCCAGACCCTGGTCCTCGGCCCAGCGGGACGAATCGACGAGCAGCAGGTAGACGCCGATCGAGCCGACCTGGGCCGACTGGTTCGCCCAGAACTTGTCCGCCTGGCTGCCGAGCCAGTAGGCGCCCGAGGCCGCCAGGTCGTCGGCGAACGCGTAGACGGTTTTTCTCAGGCGGGCCTCGTAAATCCTGTCCGCCAGGTCCGGCGTGCCGGCGAGAAACCCGCCCGGGCTCTCGATGTGCAGGAAGATGGAACGGACCCCGTCGTCGGCCATCGCGGCGTCGAGCTGCTCCGTGAGCAGCTCCACCGACGTGCCGCGGGGCTGCGAGCTGCCGTTGACCATGCGGGAGTATTTCGCGATCACGCCGGAGACGGGGATCACGGCGAGAGTGCCTTGCCGCTCGTACAGGCCCTCGGCCTCCTGCCGGCGGGCCTTGGCCTGCCGCGGGGCGACGATCTCCTCCACCTGGTCGGCCGGCAGCCTGATCTCCGAGACGTGGCGGCCCACGACCCCCACGAGCTGGTCCAGCGTCTCGCGGCGCATCGCCCAATGGGTTTCCGAGACGTACGTCAGGATCGGATGTTCTTGTTTACGTGACATTCTTCTCTGTCCCCTCGTCGATCGCGGCGGCGTCGGCCGCTGCCGGCGGCGGCGCGAGCGCTTGCGGCGCCGTGGTGGTCGGGATCTTCGCCTCGCGGAACATGTCCAGTTCGCGCTTGCGGGCCGTGACGAAGTCCTCCAGCTTGCGGCCCTCCTCGGCGATCACGTCCTCCAGGAGGCGGAAGCCCGCGGCCGTCGCCCGCTCGTGGGCGAGGACCTCCTTGTACGGGTCGATCCAGGCCCACCGCGGCGGATAGAGGCGAAGGGCGTAGCCGTCGTCGACGACCGGCAGTTCGCGCCCCGCGATCCAGCGGCTCACCCATCGGCGGTAGACCGGCACGACGATCCGGCTGGCGACGAACCGCTGCCACCGCCGGAAACTCCGGTACGCCTGGAGGAGGGCGGCGCGGGCGGAGGAATAGTTGGTCTTCGAGAAATCCAGCAGCACGAGTTCCAGCGGGATGCCGACCCCGGCGCCGACCATCCGCAAGACCGCCACGACGTACGGCTCGAAACTGTCGTTGGGCCGGCGGCTCTCGACCACGCCCATGTCCTCGCCGGGCAGCAGGTCGAAGACCTGGCCGGGCTCGCTCCGCAGGACCCGGTCGTAGGTCGAGTCGCTGTCGGCCGTCGCGTTGTCGTCCTCGACGACCTCGGTGCCGGGCAGCGTCTCGGCGCCCTGTTTCTTGATGAACCACGCGAGGTTGGCGCAGAGTTCGGCGGTCAGCGTCTCGGAGTCCAGGTAGCCGTCGAGCCTGTCGAAGAGGTCCAGGCAGCTTGCCAGGACGGGCAGGCCGCGGCTCTGAGAGAACCGGGTGCGGTTGGCGACGTGCTCGGCGTCGGCCGCCTCGATCCTGCGGGCCTTCGTCCAGTCGCTCACGATCCAGTAGTAGGGCTTCAATCGGTCGGCCCCGGCCGCCACGTAGTAGGCGGCGGGCCTGCCGGCCTCGTCGATCTCCACACCGTTGACGACGCGGCGGTTGAGGTAGCCCCTGCCGCTCGAGGGCGTCACCAGCTCGTGGCCCTCGATCGCCTGGATCGTCCCGTCGTCCAGATGCACCAGCAGGAGGTCGCCGTCGGGGATCACCGTGCGGAAGGCCGTGTAGATGAGTTCCTGGAGGTCGAATCGGCCGCTCGCCTCGGCCGTCGTCGACGAGTCCGCGAGCAGGGCCTCCACGTCGCGGTTGTAGCCCTCGTCCTTGCTGGCGGGGCGGAATCCGAACTCCGGGCCGGCCACGTTGTCCGCCACCCGGTCGATGATCCCGTGGAGCAGACAACTGTTGCGGTCGTGGTCGCGGCAGATCTCGCGGAGGGCCCAGAGGCTGCGGTCGTCGAGGGATTTGTCGGCCGAGCCGCTGGTCGTCTTGGCCTTGCGGCGTGTGCGGCCGGGCCGCGTCACGTCGAAATCGCCCGAGAGGAGCGCCGAGTGCAGGCGGCTCATCTTCCTGCGCCGGCCCCACGTCGGCGCCACCGCGCCGATGACGCCGTCCGTCGCGCGTCCGACGGGCCCCGGCCGCGCCGCCTTCAGGAGGCCGCGGCGGTCGCCACGGGCCAGCTCGCGGATCGCCAGGCCGTCGAGCATCTGCTCGCTGAGGGGGCTTTGGCGGCGGGCCATCAGTCGGCCCTCCGGCTGACGTCCGCCAGGAGGACGCGGCGGCGGGTCGAGCCCGTCGTGTCCTGGACCTCCGTCAGGAGGTCCTTGCGGAGTTGCCGCAGCTCGCCCAGCGTCTCGTACGTGTACGCCACGCCGTGGAGGGTGTAGGAGTGAATCTTCCGCGTGAGCAGGCTGTAGATCGCGGCGTTGACCTGCTGGAGCAGCTCGGCCGGCGTCGGGTTCTCTGCCGTCATGCGGGCGAGTTTCACACGCCGCCGGCGGACGCGTCAGGGGGCAGACTCCATATCTGGAGTCTACTTTTCAGATTTTTTTTTGGTCCTGTATCTCCCGCTGAGGGTAACTGTGGCGGTGCTTGCCCCGGCAGCGGAGGTACCGCGTCACCAGGATGCGGCCGTCTTCCATCTCTTCCGTCTTGGTCCCCTTGACGTCCGTCGGGGCCTTGCAGACGGTGCAGAGTGTTTTTCCGGGGACGTAGCCCGCCGCGCCGCCCGACTTTGCCGCCCGCAGGCGGGCGAGGAGGTCGCCCTTGCGGCCGCCAGTTCCCAGGCCGGCGGCCTGGGCGAGCGTCTGGAGTTCCGGGACCGTCTTCCTGCCCAGTTCCGCCAGGCTGTGGCCGCCCATCGCGGCCAGGGGGACGTTCGAGCCTTCCGTGCCCTTCGTCGCTTCCGTGCCTTCCATGATGCACAACCTTTCTTTGCCGGCTTTTTTGTCATTTGTCAGTGTGTTTCAGCGACTGCCCCACGGGCGTGACGTAGGGTTTGTCAGCCGACGATCCGAGATTGCGGCCACCTTTTTTCATAATGGGCAGCGTTAGCTCCCGACCGTTCTTCGCGGAAAACTTGCCGCGTCCGTTCCGTCTCCGCCTTATCATGCTAGCGTTCCCTTCTGGTTATCTTCCTGAAAGAGGTCGCCGAGTGCCACGCCGATGCGTGCCTTGGCGGTCTGGAAACTCTCCGCGTTGTTGTCGATCCCGACGAAGTCGACGCCCAGGCGGCGGCAGGCGACGCCCGTCGTCCCCGAGCCCATGAACGGGTCGAGGATCACGGTCCCCGCGGGCATCGTCACGAGCCGGCAGAGCCACTCCATGAGCGCCAGCGGCTTGACCGTCGGGTGTTTGTTCACCACTCGCCCGCCCGCCGTCCTCTCCGCCGTGCGGGCCTTGGCGACGTAGAAGAAGCGCGACGCCCCGCCGCTGTCGCCAATGCCGGTTAGGGGCGTTCCGGTTTCCTCGCTCTTCCAATGATGGTTCGCTCTGCGTTGTCCGGTTGGCTTTCCGCTTTTCAGTTCCCCGCTCTGTTCGTCCAGCATCTCCGCCGCCTCCTCGTCGAGTATCACGTTGGCGGGCCAGCGGCCGACGTCGGCCCGCATGCCCGAATGATTGGGGTCGCGCGGGCCGAAGCCGCTCGCAAGGCCGTGCTTGGCCAGCCAACACGGGGCGCCCGTCGTCTGCGAACCGCCGGGAACTCGCTTGTGCGTCCCGATCCTGCAAGCGTCCACGTTGATCCCCGCGACGCCGTGCCTCTCCGCGTTGGCCGCGAAGGTCCCCTCCACGGGCTTCATGGCCATCAGAATCGCCTCCCAGGCCGGCTTCATCGCCGTCCCGTAACCGGACCACGGTTCGGCGGTGGTCGTGAGGCTCAACGGACTGAGAACGCTACCTTTGTTGGCCTTCGACCATTTATCCTGCGCATAGACCGGTCCGACGACATTGCTACTGACGCCCCGAATCCGTTCCCGCTTCGCCCCCTTCGCCTTGTCTATCGCCTTGGACACGTCCAGGCTTTTCGGAAACCCTTGTCCCTGAAGCCACAGAAGGCAGTCGCGGATATGCCAACCGGCATCCTCGATCGCGCAGGCGAGGCGGTGGAACGTCCGCGTGCCCCCGAAGGCCAGCAACATCGCCCCCGGCTTGGCGACGCGGAGCGCCTCCGCCCAGTACGGCTCGCCGGGAACGCCGTGGTCCCATTCCTTGCCCATGAAGGACAAACCGTAGGGCGGGTCCGTGACGATCGCCGTCACGCTGGCGGCCTCCATGCCGCGCATCACGGCGAGACAATCGCCGTGGTGGAGGGCCATCTTTCCACCGTCCAATTCGACCCGGCCCATGTTCGCCTTTTCCCTCGGCGTCGCCGTCACGTCTCGTTTCCGCCTTTCCCCTTTCTGCCCATCCGCCGGCCATCCCGATGTACATCGGGAGGCCGGCGTTTCGCCCTCTGACGCGGCCACGCCGCCCACCGTCGCACGGCCTCCTCGGTGCGGGGCAAGGGCACGGCGTTCACGAAGCCGCAATGCGGGCAGGTCATGCCCACGGAGCGGTATTCCCGCCCGCAGCATTCGCACGTCCGGCAGTGCTGGACCTCTCGCCTCATTTTCCGACCTCCCGTTCCGCGAAGAGGGGCAAGCCCGCGGCCGCGCGGGCCTCGTAGTTTCGCAGCCGCTCCTCGTGCCCCGGGAACTTCGCGCTGGCGTTCTTGTCGTGCGAGGCGAAGATCCGCATCCACGCGGAGCTTCTGTAGCTTCCCCGTTGGACCTTGATCTCGGCCCCGGTCTTCTTCCTCTGATAGCGGCCCCGTTCCGTCTTCACGGCCGTCTCCTCTCGCGGAAGCGGTCCATCACGGCGTGGCGGCGGACGATCTTGGACACGGCCGCCTCCGGGTCGCGGATCATGCGGGCCCCCGCCAGGTCCGCCGCGAAGGTCGCGTACACGCAGCAGTCCCACAGGTGGTTCGCCAGGCCCGGCGACCGGACGGCCCATTCGTGGCCCACGGACCGGCCGCGGCGGTCCCGCAGGGGTTTGCGGTGCTCGCTCGTCAGGTGCTCCAGCAGTTCCGTCGTGGCCTCGGTGTGGATGTGCAGGTAGCCCGGGCCGGCCCGCTGGCCGCTGAGCAGCCGCTCCAGGCGGTCCTTGTAGGCGTTGACGTTCAGGTCGTAGCGGAGCATGGCCCCGCCGGCGACCTTCGCCGTTCGATAAAAGCTCTTGACGTACTGGTCGCCGCGTATCGGGGAGACGTCGACCTCCGTCGCCTGCCGGCAGAAATCGGACACCACGTCTCCGCGGTAGGCCATGTCGACGCACGCCTTGCGGATCGGGACGGAGACGCCCTCCCGCTCGGCCCTCGGCCAGGTCATCCGCAGGGCCTCCCGCAGAGGCCCGTAATTGGCCACCTCGCGGGTGTCGCCGGTCTCGATGCGGCCGTCGTAGACCAGCCAGCATTCGCTCAGGTAGCCCCAGGCCAGGACCGCGATCCACAGGTGGTCCGCCTGCACGTCCACGCCGGCCGTCAGCAGCACGGCCGCCTCGGGGACCACGCCGGCGGGATAATCGCCGATGTGCGTCTGGATCTGGTCGACGTCGCTCCGCGTGAGGACCTCCTCCCACGGCTCGCCGAGCTGGGAATTGACGAAGTCCTGGAGCGGCCCCAGGTCGCCCGCCTTCGCGTGGAGCTGGGCGTCGGCCCACTGCGCGGCCAGGCGGTCGATGGAGACGAAGTGCGGGTGCAGCATCAACGCCGAGACGTGGTAGCTGCGGTGCGTCGTGGCCTCCTGGCGGCCGACGACGCGGCCGGAGGCGTCCATCGCGCAGCCGTCGGGCAGCCAGCAGCCGGCGGTGACGGCCGCCCAGCGGTCCTGCTCCGTCCACGGTTCCCGGCACGCGGGGCAGACGTAGCGGGCGGCAGATCCCGCGAGGTAGGCGTCCTCCTCCAACAGGTGGCCCTCGGCGGAGTGGTCGAGCTGGACGTTCTTCCAGACCAGCACGTGCGATTCGCCGCAGTGCGGGCAGCGGGCCCACCATTCGCGCCGGTCGCCCCGGCGGTATTCGCGGTCGATCAGGTCGCCCCGCACCACCGGCGTCGAGAGGACGTAGAGCTTCGCCCTGGAAAAAAACGTCCGTTGGCGGTCCTTGGCCAGGGAGATCGGGTCGGCCTCGCGCCCGCTCTTCGGCGGGAACTTGCCGACCTCGTCCAGCACGACGTAGCAGATGGGGTTGTCCGACAGGGCCGCCGGCGAGGTCGCCCACGCCAGGTACAGGATCATGTTGTCGAGCTCTGTCTCCTTGCCGATGTTGAGTCGGCTGAGGTCCCCGTAGAGGTGGCGGAGGAGGGTCGGCGTGCTCTCGAACATCGGCCGGATCCGCGTGGCGACGCGGCGGTTGACGTCCTCCTCGCGCGGCATGACCAGGAGCATCGGCGCGGGCGACTGCTCGACCGCCCAACCGAGGAAGTTCAGCCCGGCCTCGGTGCCGGCCGATTGGCCGCACTTGACGAGCGTGACCTGGCGGATCCCCGGCTCGCTGAGGGAGTCCATGATCTCGACCAGGTGGGGTGTGTATTCGTGCGACCAGTCGCCGTCGATGTCCGTCGTCTTGCGGCTCAGGCGGCGGAACTTGCCCGCCCACTTCGAGACGCTGATGATCTCCTGGGGCTCCAGGACGTCCATCTCCTCCGGCTGCATCGGCAGGGGGCGGGGAAGCCCGCCTGTCCGGCAAGCAGGTTCGATCGTCGCCGTCGCGACCATCATTCGCCCTTCCCTGCGGTGGCCAGCCCGTCCATCCAGGCCGTCACAAACGCCGCCGCGACTTGCGGGCAGATAGCGTTGCCCAGTCCACGCAACTGAGCCACTCGGCCGGGAACCCCATGAGCCAGCGGGGCAAGGCCGGGTTCAATGCGCCTCGCTTTCCCGTCGGCGCAGGGGATGAGGGCGTGGTCGGACCAGAAACTTGCGCGGCCACATCCAGCGTGTCCGTGCTCAGATTCCCCTTCCGGACCCTGCCGCCTTTGTAGCCACCCTTCGAATCGCGGGCTTGCGGCATCGGCCAGCCCGCCATCGCCGCCGTGAAGTTCAGGTCCACTTGTCCCTTCCGCCCGTTCCGTTTCTTGCCGGTCGAGGACATCGAATCCAAGCCGGCTTGCCGTCCGCCGTTCGGCACGTTCAGACTCGGCCACCCCGCCAGCCTTGTTGCGCTGGTCAGCGTGTCCGCTGCTCCCCGATGCGCCCCCGTCGATTCCGAATCCTCGGCCCTCGGCGTTGGCCAGCCCCCCAACAGCATAACCGTCCTGCGGCTGCTGTCGGTGTTTCCCGCCGCGTTGTAGTCCTCCGTCTCGGAGCTTCCGGCCATCGGCGTCGGCCACCCACCACAGCCGCTGTCGGATGTGCGGCGCGCCGACGCTGTGTGCGCCCAGTACGACCGCCCCGCAGGCGTAGCCTTCCGCTTCCAGGTCTGTGAATACTCCATCGAGCCAGCCGAGCCGAACAGCGCCTTCAACCTGCTCGCCAAGGATGCACTCAGGGCGTCGCTCTTGAATGAGGCGAAACCAAACCGGCCACAGGTGCCGCTCGTCGCCCGCGCCTTTTCGCTTCCCGGCGACGGAGAAGGGCTGGCACGGGCAGCTACCCGTCCAGACGGGCCGGGCGGCGGGCCAGTCGGCGAGGCGGAGGGCTTCGGGCCATCCGCCAATACCGGCGAAGAAGTGGCATTGGTCGTATCCGGCGAGGTCGGTTGCCTGCACATCGGCGATGCTCCTTTCGTCAACGTCGCCTTGCGGGATGAGTCCTGCGGCCATCAGGCTTCGCAGCCAGAAGGCCGTCGCGGGGTCGTTCTCGTTGTAGTAGCGCCTCACGCGTCGCCCTCCAGGGCCAGGCGGCGGATCCAGTCGGCCAGTTCCGCGGCCATGGCGTCCGGCAGGTGCAGGAACTCGGGGATCTCCGCGGACGCCGACCGCAATTCTGAAAAGCAGCGGTCCAGGGCCTCTCCGATCCGCGCCTGGCTCTGGCCCTGCAGGACGATCGACAGCTCCGCCGCCTTGCGGTGCAGGACGGCCACAAGCCGCTGGTGGCGGGCCACCAGGCCGCTGACGACCTCGCCGCGGTCCAGCAGCCGGCCCTTCTGAAACCGCAGCTCCTGCTGGAGCTTGGCGGCCTTCGCCGCCTTGAGCGGGTCGGTCTCGTCCAGCGAGCGGGCCGACGGGCCGCGGGCCGCCAACTCGTCCTCGCGCCACTTCCAGAGGGCGGGAAGGTCGATCGTGCCGTCGGCGTTCCGCGGCGCGCCGCCCCTCCGCCACCAGGCGTGGAGGCTCTGGCGGCTTACGCCGACCGCCTCCTCCGCCAGGACCACCGGCAGGCGGCGGAAATCCACCCGGGGCGAGGCCACCTCGCGCCGCAGGACGCTCAGGACGTGGTTCACCGCCGCCGCGCGGCCGGACCCGGCGGCCTGGACCATCGCGGCCTTGATGCGGATCGCGGTGGCGATGCGGGATTCGTTCCAGACGTCGCGGACCTCCAGGTCCTCGTCGAGGGCGACGCGGAGGGACTCCTCGGTCATCCCCAGCGACTGCGCCGCCTCGGAGATCGTCGCCGCCGCCGCCGCCAGGCCACGCAGGTCCCGCAGGAATCGCCCGCGCCGCCAGGCGATTTGTAGCTTCGGGAACCGGCGAAAGACGGCATTGAGCGGCTCTTTGATTTCCAACTGGCGTTCGGCGTCGGCGAGGGTCAGGGTCTCCATGGCCAGCATGCGGATGGTGGGGGCCGAGACCGGCGCCCGCCTGCGTTTCCGCGCGGGCTTGCCCTTGCCCCCGCCGCGTCCCCGCTCGCCTCTCCGCGCGGCTTTGTCGCGGTGCGGAACCTTGGGTGGGCGAACGAGCCCGCATTTCCCCGCGGCCTTGTCTTTGCCGACCGGCCGCCTCGCATGGTCCGGCTCAGCATCCTGCATTGATGTCCTTGCATCAATCCCACTTACAGATGATTTTCCGCCGGTCGGCCGCCTCTTGCGGCCTTCGCCGCCGCCTTGCACTCGATCGTCGAGATTCGCCGTCCTTGGCTCACTCATTTTCAACACAAACCGTTATGTAATGGTAAGTAAAGCGTCCCAAAAAAAACGCAAAGCACTCCCCCGCCGCCACACAAAAACC